CGACGAAGCCCGGGCACGTCTCGCCGAAGCGCAGGCGTACAAGGCCATTCTCGACGCGCGCAGTCGCGCAAAGGACGTGGACAGCAAAACCGAAGAACGCATGGCCGGAGTGGATCACCAGGAATTCAATCAGGTGATGAGTGTACTCGACCAGCACAATACCCTTGCCGGCGAAGATCGGGACTTCGACGAACGCAAGCAGACCCAAGAAAACCCGACCAATGGAGAACAGGACGATGAATAGCGCGGGAAACGATAGCACTGCCGAATTCGACGATTTTGTGTCGTCGGGACAGGTGGAAGTAGGCAGCGAAGTTGCTGCCGAGAAGGCAACCAAGGGTGAGAAGCGCCGGGGTCCGCCCAAGATGAAGGAAACTCCGGCTGCGGAAGCCGTGATCGACCAGAAGGGCGACGACGAGGATCCGCAGGACACGGATGATCTCGAAATCGACGAAGGCGGGCAGCAGGACGCCGACGATATCGACGATGAGCCCGAAACCGATGCGGAAACCGACGAGGAAGCCGACGAGGAAGAAAAGCCCAAAAAGCCGCGTAAGCCGAGCGATCGGATCCGCGAACTCACGAAGAAAGTCCGTGAGCGGGATCGTCTTGTGGACACGCTCGCGGCTCGACTTGAAGTTCTCGAAAACGGGGGCTTGCCATCGGGAAATCGTGGTGGTACTCAATCTGCGGAACTGCCGGAACCGGACTCTTCCGATACCGACAAGTATCCCCTCGGGTACCTCGACGACCGATATATCGAGGATAAGCTTGAATGGCTCGCCGAAAAGAAGGCAGCCGAACGAGCCGATGCGGTCCTGCAACGTCAGCAGGAAAACGAGCAACGCCAGCAGGTGGAACGCCAGCAGCAGGAATTGCTCGTCAAGGTTGACGATCTCGCCACTCGCGGCTCCGACCTCTTCGACGATTTCCAGGAAAACGTGGTTGAAGCCGGAATGCGGGGCGATTGGGCTCTTTCCCAGGCAACCTTTGAGGCAGCGCACGAAGCCGACAACGGCGCGCAGATCCTCTACGAACTCTCGCAGAACAAGGTGGAAGCGAAGCGCGTAGCCGGGCTTTCTCCCTACCAGCAGTTGAAGTTCGTGCAGGCGCGTGACGTGGAACTCACCAAGGCAAGTCAGCCACGGCGAATTCCCAAGGCGGGCGATCCTCCCAAGAATATCGCGCGAGGGGCAAATTCCCGGACGCATATCAGCCCGGCCACGGATAGCCTCGACGATTTCGAAAAGGCGTGGGCGGCTGATGCGAAGAAAGGTTACAACCGTTAATTTCGCGGCATCGGGATACTCCGGGCCGTTTCTCAAGGAAGGAGTATCCCGATGGGTGCCGTAACTACCGAACAGCAGAAGCTAGTTCTCAACTCGTTTGCGATGGTGTTGCAGAACAACCTCGTAACCGCCGATGCCGTGTCGTGGAATGAATACGACGGCGAAATGGACGACCGCAACGGGCTCCAGGTTCTCGAACAGACCACTCCGCGCTACACCGTCACTCGCACCGAAAACGGCGTGAAGGATCTTTCGGCTGGCACCGATGGTACGGTGTTCGGTTCGGAACTCTTCGAAGTTACCGGCACCTTCAACGCGAACATGGGCTGGGGCGATTTCGTCAAGATCAAGTCCATCGGTGAAGCCCGCGAAAGCAAGGCACTGCTCGGTGCCGCTACCAGCATGGCCGAAAAGATCGATGCCTACATTCTCGGCGTGGCCGCCCTGGCTTCGGCGGATTGGACCGGCGACGGTTCGACCTCGATCGACGAATGGCTCGATGCGGCTGCGGCCTATACCCGGCTCAAGGAAAACGGGGTCGATGATTCCGAACTTTCCTACATCATGAACCACACCGACGAAATGAAGCTCGGCGACCAGGTGGTGAAGCTGCCGGGGCCGGATCAGTTCTCGACCGCAACTTTCCGCAAGGGCTTCTCGGGCGAACTGAACGGTATTCGTTCGATGTTCACCAACCAGCTTCCGGTTCTCACCGCAGGCACCCGCACCGGGACTGGCGCGAATGTGATGGAAGTTGATGGGGCGAACCAGAACAAGAACTACGCCGATGTGGCGAAGGCTGGCACCGTCAACGGTCGCCGCATGACCCAAACCCTGAATATCACCGACGCCACCACGGCTGCGGCGACTTTCAAGGCGGGCGAAGTCTTCACCATCGCCGGGGTCTATGCCTACGACAACCGCAAGCAGGCTCGCGTTTCGCCCGCCCGTTTGCAGCAGTTCACCGTTGTTGCGGACGCAACGGCCGTGGCTGGTGCCGTGGCGCTGACGATCTTCCCGGCGATCATCGTTCCGGGTTCAGGCGCTGGTGATAACGTCAACATCAACACCGCGCACGCGACCGTGGACGCCGCGCCGGCTGACAACGCCGATATCACCTTCCTGGGTGCGGCGAGTGCCAACCTGGCTCCGCGCTTGCTGATCCAGAAGCCGGCGATTGTCGTCAACACCGTGCCGCTGATCCTGCCCGCTTCGGATACGTCCATGCGCCGCAAGCTCAAGAAAGTGCCGATCTCGGTTCGTATGTGGCAGCACAGCGACTTCGACACTGGCGCCCACGGCGTCCGGTTCGACGTGGCGCTGAATGCCAACGTGCGGGATCGCACGCGGCTTTGCCGGGTCAACGGCAGCTAAGGGCTGCGGTTCGCCTAGTTCTCCGGGCGAATGTTGACAGGCCCCGTCTCGTTCTCCCGCGCGAGGCGGGGCCTTTCGCCCCACAGTTTCAAGATCACGGTGTTTACCACGGGCGGCACCACGACCGAACAGCCTGTTATCAACTTTTCGATCGTCCGCGCTGCGGCATCGTAATCCCGGGAGCGTACAATGGCGCAGTTTAAGGAACACTACGACCCCAAGCCGATGGCCGCGAATTCCACGGCCAAGGTGGGGGTTTCGATCGCGGGATTTCTCCCGACTGTAGCCGGTACGCTCACCGTCACTTCCGAAGAAGGTACGGTTCTGGTGAACGCGGTCCCGGTCACGGCGGGGATCTACGTCAAGATCCCGCTTCTGTTTCCCACCACGGCAGGCGGCAAGGTAACTCTTGCTGGCGGCGCGGCGGGCACCCTCTTTTAATAGGAGAACGATCATGCCTAAGAGTGAATGGCCTGCCTGGTTCAATGGCCCGAAAGGCGAAACCGAGATTTTCGAGAGCGCGGACGACGTTCCGAACGGCTGGACTTCCGGCGCTGAAAAGCGCACCGTCAAGGGTTCGGCCCCGTCGCCCGCACCAGCCCCGGCTCCCGCACCAGCCCCGGCTCCCGCACCCGCTACGGCTCCTGCCGCTGTTCCCGCCCCGGCTGCGACCGATGGCGACGTTGACGCGCAGGGCTGGCCTTGGTCGGCCGATCTTCACGCTTCGACCAAGGCGAAGACCAAGGACGGACTGTGGCGCATGAAGGTGGGTGTTGCCCGCCCGGCTCCCAAGCCGCTGGACCTGTAATCAACGGGGGATCCTTCCGTGACCTTGATTTCCTCGATCATTGCTGACGCATATCGCGAAGGTAATCTTATCGCGATTGGGCGAGATCCGAGCGATGCACAGGTTACGGAAGGATTGCGGCTGCTCAACGCGCTTTTCAACGCCGTGCTCGGCGACGAAGCAGGCGAGGCGCTGACTGACTGGCCTCTTGGCAACTATGGTCGAGAAATCGACGACAACACGATCACCGCACAGCAACGGACACACCCAAACATCAATAAGCGGTTGCTCGTGCTCAACGAAGAGCCAGTGACGGTTTACCTCACTCCGGCGCCCCAGGATGGTTCGAGGATGGCAATTGCCGACCCTTCCAGCCTGCTTGCCACCTACCCGGTCACGCTGGACGCCAACGGTCGCACGATCGAAGGTGCCTCAAGCCTTGTGGTGAACACCGCAGGCACGTTCAAGGAATGGTTCTACCGGGCCGATCTCGGCGACTGGGTTGCAATTTCGTCGAAGATCGCGACCGATGAAATGCCGTTCCCGTCGGATTTCGATAGCTTCTTCATTACCTATTTGGCGCTGCGGATTAACCCGCGCTATGGTCGGTCGATGAATGAGCAAAGCGCGATGATTTACAAGTCGGAGCGCCAGAAGTTCATTTCCCGGTATCTGCAATCGCAGCCACTCGAAATCGACGATAGCATTTCGTGGCCGTTCATGAGCCGGCAGTCCTACAATCAGCAGCGCGAATTCTCGTCGCGGAATTTCTTCGACCAGGGATATTGGGGGCGTGGCTGATGGCAAAGATCACCCTTGCCCGGCATGATGCCAACCGGACGGTACTGAAAACCGCCGATATCCTTTTGCGCAATCGCTGGATCGAACCGAACTCCGTTCTTGCGGACGATTATACCTATGTTGCCCGGCCCGGATTGCAACGCTGGATCGATATCGGCACCGGCCCGGTTCGTGCGCTATTCCATGCGCCTGGGGTGTTCGACGACGATCATTTTGTAGTCGGCGGGGACAACCTCTATCGGATTACGGTCAACGGGGTTTCGACCACGATCACCACGTCTCTTGCAGGCGCCGAAGTAGCTGCGGACGTGAGCATGGCAGCGACCGGCCCGATCGGCGATGGTACGGCGGCGGTCCCTTCGTTCCTGTGGATCGCGGATGGGCAGTCCCTCTACGCCTACACCGATAATGCATGGGCGCGCGGAACGCTCAACGCAGCCGCGAATGCAGCGAATGGCGACGTAGTTCGTATCGACGGTGTGTATTACCAATTCACGAACGGATCGGTCGACGCAGGAACTCCGCTAGGCACCGTGGCGTTCCCCTGGCTTGTTGCCGTCGGCCTCACGACTGCGCTTTCCCTCGATAATCTGTTCAACGCGATCAACGATAGCGGTGTGGCCGGCACGGACTATTCCACGGCCTTGACCCCGCATCTGACTGTGCGAGCGGCATCGGTCACGGCGAACGCCTTGGCCGTCCGGGCAGTTGTCAGGGGTGTTGCGGGCAACGCGATCGTCACGACCGAGACGGGCGCCAATCTTGCATGGGCTGCGGGAACTCTCGCGAATGGAGGCACCCCGGGGATCATTTCTGTAGCTATGCCGGGCGACTATGCCCCGGTGAGCGTCGGTTACATCAATGGCTACGTGATCGTGGTTGTCGGAGCAAACCAAGGCGTCAACGGCAGGTTTTATTGGATCGAGCCCGGGGAAACCACGATCGATCCTCTCAACTATGCTACAGCCGAACGCAGCCCGGATCCCGCGCACCAAGTCATCATCTATGGAGATCAATTCTGGATCCCCGGGCAGAGCACGACCGAAGCGTATTTCATGACAGGGAACATCGATGCCCCGGTTGCACGGGTGCAAGGCGTTCTTTTCGATCGGGGGGCTATCCCCGGCACCGCTGTTCAAGTAAAAAGTTCGATGGTAATCGTGGACAACGATGGTGGAGTGTTCCAAATCCAGGGCGGTGTTCGCCGGATTTCCACTCCGCAAATCGGTGAACGTATCCGGAAGGCGATTGCGCGCCAGAACTTTTTGAACCCGTAGGAGACTTCCGATGTTGCAGTGGGCCGACAATTTCAGTTTCTATGGCTCCGGGCTCTCGGGTTCGGACAACATGCTCGACGGCCTGCCGTATGCCTCGCTGGCGCTCAATGCAGCCAATCAGCTTCCGGTGGATCCCGATGGCGTGTCGGATGGCCGGGTGCTGGTGATCATCGGCACGAACAGCAACAGCAACCTTGAAGATACGCGCATGGCGGTCCCTACGCCGACGAAGGCGCTCGGCTGCGGCATTCGCTCCTATCGTAAGATCCTTCCACCGAACAATGGCAAGCGGCCTGTGCTGATCGGCTATCGCACTGCGGCGAATGTGCGCATGTACGACCTGATCGTGGAGCCGAATGGGGCCTTGTCGGTCTACGATAGCGCTTTGGCTCTGATCGCCACTACTACGGTGCCGATTTACACCACGAATACCTGGCAGCACATCGAAATGTTCGTTGACTCTGCGACCGGGGAAATCGAGGTTCGCCGTGAAGGTGTTCCGGTTCTCACTGCGACCGAAGCCGTTCCGCAGAACGTGAATATTGGGATTATCGGCTGGACGAATCGGCAAAATCTCAACGCGAACAGCGCGATCGAACTTTACATGAAGTGCCTGACGGTTTGGGATACGTCCGGGACGTACAACAACGATTTCATGGGCACCGTGAATGTGATCGGGTGCCCGGTGCTGGCGGACAGCAGTAATGCCGGCTGGGTGCCTTCCACGGGTGCGACGATCTCGGGAGTGCTCGACGAAACCGTACCCGACGACGCGGACTATGCTTCCGCCGCAGCGGCAGGCGCGGACGTGGAAATGACATTGACCGATCTTCCTGCGGACGTGACCAGCGTTCGCGGTGTGGTGACGATGATCCGGGCCATGAAAACGGACGGCGGCGATGCCAAGATGGTTGTGAGCCTCAAGTCCGTGGCCGCTTACGATGCAGGCGCCGAACATGCGATCACTCCGAGCGCTACCTACTGGTGGGATATCAGTGAAGAGGATCCGAACGCGGTTGCTCCGTGGACGCCCGGGACGCTCAACGATGCCCTTCTGCGGGTAAATCGGACAGTCTGACGTGACCGACCTCCAAGCCACACAAGCATTCACCGTCTCCGTAGGTGCGGCGGACGGCTCGCGGGCGTCTCAAATCGTCACGATGGCGGTGATCAATTTCCCGTCGGACGAAGTGCAGGCGTTTCAATCCATCACGCAGGCGGTCAACGTCCGGGAAGATAATCCCCGGGTGATGCAAGCTTTCATGATGGTTGTCGTCCGTGGCCTCCCCGAGTGGCCGGTTTGCCGGGCATGGACGTTCACGCTCGACGAGCACGATTATTATGTGCTCAACACTGTCCTTGAGACGCTCGTTTGCGATCTTTCTGTGGATCCGCCAGCCTGGTTTGTTTGGGGCTCGGGAGACAGCAAATTGTGGCGGGGATTGATCGGCAAGCAGTGGGTCGCCACGTTGCCGAATGAAGATGGTTTCGGGACGAATATCCTCGTTGGGGATCGCGTCAATGGCTCGCTGTATTTTCTCAATCCCCAACTACCCACGGACGATAATCCGGATTTCGATCGGGACGATGTAGTCCCCTTCCGACGTGTGATCACCGGGCAATTGGTGGTCCGTGGGCGCAGTGCAATTCCGTGCTACGGTGTGGAAATGATTGGAAGCCCGCCGCAGATTTACAACGACACGTTCAACACCGTGGAACTTCTGATCTCCGACGATCGGGGCGCATCCTACGTGTCGTGCGGGGCTATCGCGGTCGAAGATACTGCGTATGATCAGAGGTTCGATTGGTTGAGCCTCGGCAGCATGGAAGCGCCTGGCCGGCTGTTCCGGATTGAGGACTACGGAGCCCTAACCCGCGTGGACGATTTGGAAACTCCTGATGCTGCAAAACCTTGAACATCGCACTCCGGTTGTAAATCCTGACGGGACGCCCACGGACTATTTTATTCGACTGTTGCAGGGCCGGGGCGGACTGCTCGAAGATGCGGGCGACCAAATTGATTTGCTGAATGCCGCGATTGCTGCACTTCTTGCGCGTCAGATTATCGCGGGTGTTGGCCTCGACGGCGGCGGGACGCTCGCGGCAGATATCACGATCGACGCGAATGCCAGTGCAATTTTGGACACGATTTCGTCAACTCGGGGGGTACTGCTTTACCGGGGAGCCGCTGGATGGGCTGCACTGGCCCCCGGCACCGCAGGCGAAAACTTGCAAACCAACGGGGCCGGCGCGGACCCCACTTGGGCTGTCAGTGCTGGCGGGGATATCCAGGCGTTGCTGGATGGGATCTCTGCAACTCAAGGCACGGTACTGTACCGAAACGCCACGGATTGGGTCGCCCTTGCTCCGGGCACCGCAGGGGAATTTCTCAAGACCAACGGCGCAGGCGCAAATCCTGCTTGGGCTGCGCAGGCAGTCGCGGATATCCAAGCGTTGCTGGATGGGATTTCCGCAACGCAAGGCACCATCTTGTACCGGAATGCGGCGGATTGGGTCGCTCTCGCGCCGGGCACAGCGGGGGACTTCCTGAAAACCAATGGTGCTGGGGCCAATCCGGCATGGGGTGCCCCAGACGATGTACAAACTTTGCTCGACGGGATTTCATCGACGCAAGGCACCATCCTGTACCGGGATGCGGCGGATTGGGTCGCTCTCGCTCCGGGCACCGCAGGCTATGTCCTGCAAACCAAGGGCGCAGGGCAGAACCCCGCTTGGGTACTCGGATCGGGCGGCGGCAGTGGTGTGACCCCTGATATCGCAGTAAATCTGACATACATTCCTGCTTCATTTGGAACCAATGCTGTTAGCGGCGTCGGTATGGCCGCAACCGTGAGTAATACAGCGTCGATTTCATACGATGCCACGAACACATTCACACGCACTCCGCAGGTCCGTACTGGACCTACTGCGGCGAATACATTCGGACAGGTTCGATCCACTTCCGCTTTGTTCCAGTCCGGGGCGGGGCTTAAGTATTCAGGACAATTTGGGGTACATACTGCGGGCGCAAATATGCGTATTAACTGTGGTTTCCATGCCACATGGGGCGGCGCGTCGGATCCTTCCAACGCGGTAAACGCATTTTTTGTTGGTAAGGACTCGGCAGATACCAACCTGCAAATCATGCATAATGATGGTGCGGGAACGTGTACCAAGATCGATCTTGGGGCTAACTTTCCGGCGAATACTTCGCAGACCGACCACTATTATGTCGAATTGACAATCGATGTTGGCGGGGCTTCCGCGAGTTATTATGTTCATCGAGTGAACACCGGGGACACTGCCACGGGGACTATTGCAACCAATCTCCCGACAACGAATATCGGCATGTTCGCATGTCAATTCGGAGCATCGGGAGCCACGGCAACGGCCTGCTATCTCTCGTTCATGGGTTTCCAGGTACAGACCCCGCCCACGTAACCAGTTGACGCACGGGGGAGCCTTAAGGTATCACCTTGGAAGTTCCCCCGCGTCACGCGCTTTTCGATCATAGCCCAACGGGAACCTTGGGGCCTTTTCGGAAGCGCACATGCTCGCTCACATCATCCATGCAATCGATCAGGCACCCCTCAACCGGGGATTGTCTGGTGCTGCTTGGGTCGCCTGTGAGGGGAACGTACCGATCACGTTTGACAACGGCGATGTGGCCTTGTTCGACAATGAAGGCGACGGGGTTTTCGAAGTCCATTTCCTTTTTGAAAGCCGGGGACGGGTAGCGATCGATCATGCTCGCGAAGCGTTCCGGCAAATGTTCACCGAACATCATGCAAAGCTAATATTCGGGATGGTCCCGGATTTTCGCCGTGATGTGAAAATGCTCGCCCGTTGGGCAGGCGGCAAGTGTGTGGGTACGCGAAATACATCGGAAGGTGTCTGCGAACTTTACGTGCTCTCGCATGAAATGTGGAAGGTTACAGTCCAATGAGTTTCCTCAAGCCCAAGCCGGCCACGTCCGAGAACGTCAACAACAAGCTGATCACTTCGACGTATTCGCCGATGATGCAGCAGGGAACGGG